CGTACAATGCCATGATTAAAAACTACAATGGTACGATTAAGCAATTGCTCGACCGTTTGCCTACCCAGAAAGCCGAGGAAGCTGAGGATGAACTCCTGGCATTTCTCAAGAAATAGGGCTATGTTATGAACTTTATCCTTCAGTATTGGGAACAAATCCAAAACGGCAAGGTTGTTGTTAACACTCACATTAAGAAACTGTACGAAAAAATTGTCTATGACTTAAGTAACCCAGGCGACTATGTCTTCGATGTGGCAAAAGCCAGCAAACCGATTGAATTCGTCGAGCGTTTTTGCAAGCAGAGCAAAGGCCGTTGGATCGGCAAGCGGTTTGTGCTGGATCTCTGGCAGAAAGCCATGATCCAAACTATCTTTGGCTTCGTGGACAAAGAAGGCAACCGGAAATACAAAGAAGCCTTCACCTTAATTGGACGTAAGAATGGCAAGAGCAGCCTACTGGCGGCTATCGGCTTATATATGCTCATTGCGGACGTTGAGGGTGGCAGTGAAGTATACCCGGTGGCGACCAAGCGCGATCAGGCGAAGATCATCTTTACCGAGGCTCTGAATATCGTCAGGCAATCCGAATTGTTAAGCCGCCATTTGGGCAAACGCCGGACCGATATTTATTTCCCGGCCACCTTTAGCAAATTCGAGCCACTCGCCAGCGATAGCAATGGCCTGGATGGTTTGAATACGCATTTCTGTATTATTGACGAAATCCATGCCCTCAAAGACCGGAACCTCTACGACGTAATGAAGCAGTCCATGGCCGCCCGGCGGCAGCCGTTGCTTTGGTGCATTACCACCGCCGGATTTGTCCGGGAAAACATCTTCGATGCCCAGTACAAATATGCGGTAGATACCATTGAAGGCATAATCCAAGATGACCGCTTTATCGCTTTTCTTTACGAACTCGATCCCGGGGATGATTACAAAAACCCGGACGTGTGGGTAAAGGCCAATCCGGGACTCGGCACCATTAAGGACGTTGAGTTTTTGCGGGACAACATCAAGAAGGCCCAGGTTGACCCGGCCTTTAAAGCCACGGTTTTAACCAAAGACTTTAATATCATCGGCACAGCCTCTACGGCCTTCCTCGAATACAGCACGATCCGTAATGAAGAAACCTTTACCTTGGAGGATATAGCCGATTCCTACTGTGTCGGAGGGGTTGACTTGTCAAGCACCACCGACTTAACCTCCGCGACCATCTTGGTGCCAAAACCGGGTGGCCGATTCTTCTGCCATCAAATGTACTGGATGCCCCAAGTAACCTTCGAGGAAGCTGAACACTCCAAGCAGGCTGTTTATAGGGCCTGGGTAGAGCGAGGGCTGCTGGAACTGACACCTGGCAACCGGATAGATTACAGCCACATTACTCAGTGGTTTGTCCGCATGAAAGAAGACTATAGATTGTACTTCCAAAGTATTGGCTACGACCAGTGGAACTCCGGTTATTGGGTCAAGGAAATGGAACAGAACGGTTTTCATGGGCTGATGGAGATTGTGATTCAAGGAGCCAAAACATTAAGCCAGCCGTTAAAACATCTTGGCGCCGACCTTGCTGCCAAGAAGATTAACTATAATAAGAATCCGCTCTTGGAATTTTGTCTCTGTAATCTCGGAGTTGCCTATGACCGTAACAATAACATTACACCGGTTAAAACAATCTCCAGGGGTTTTATCGACGGCGCGATGAGTCTCTTGGACAGTTACGTTGTGTATGAAAGAAATAAAGAGCTAATTGACAGCCTGATCTAGGAAGGGGGTGATGAACCTTGGCCAGTTTCCGTTCAATGTTTGGCAAGATCTTTGGGAAATTAACGAAACTTCCGCAGAATCTGAAATACTTTAAGCTCTTAAACGGATATATACCGGTCGTTTCCAATGTGAATAATTCGGAAGCCTATTATAACTACCTGCTCCGTGCTTGCCTCCGGGCCATTGCTACCCACGTAGCGAAGGCCGACATAAAGCACATTCGCTACGTTAACAATGACACCATTCCTCAAGACAGTGAAATCGCTAACTTATTAAGCGGCCAGCCTAATCCCTTTATGAATTCCACGGAATTTCTCTTTAAAATTACGACCAATTTGCTAATTCACAATAACGCTTTCGTGTATATAAAACAGGACCCGAAAGGGAGTATCCAAGGCTTCTATCCGTTGAATAGTAGTTTCGTAACTTATATGGAATCCAGTGAATCCGGGATGGACGACACCGGCAACCTGTTTGTGAAGTTCAATTTCCGCGGCGGCCAGGAAGTCATCGCTCCGTTTGAACAAATCATCCACATCAAGCGGGATTATTTTGAGTCTGATTTAATGGGCAGCTATAACGACAACGCCCTGTACCCGCTTTTACAGCTTACCAACACCGTCCATAACGGCATCATCAATGCCGTTGCCAATGCTCCGGCTAACATTCGCGGAAGTTTGCATTTCCAAGGCACCTTGAAAACCGCCGACCTGATTGCCAAGCGCGATGAGATATTAGCTAAGTTTTTCGATATCCAGAATAATTCGGGGATCATTTTTACTGATTCCCAGACGGGGCAATTTACGCCGATCGAAAGCAAAGCTATCTTGCTGGATGCCGCCCAGATGGAGGTCATTGAAGAGCAGGTATTTGGCTATTTTAATCTTAACAAAAACATTGTGTTCTCGAATTATACAGAAATTCAATTTGACGGCTTCTATAACAGCGTCATCGCACCAATCCTGAAACAATATAGTGAGGCATTTACCTATAAAGTATTTACGGCCCGCGAGCGAGGGTATGGTAACCGAATTATTTTTACCGCCAATAAACTGGCCCACATTAGTGACGCAACGAAAAGCCAAATGTGTCAATACGCCGCGCCTCTAGGGATTTTCACCCAGAATGAACTGCGCGAGCTATTCGGGTTGGCTCCAATTCCTGGGGGTGAACGCAGGGTGGAAAGTCTTAACTTTGTCAATGTGGATATGAAAGACGATTATCAGTTAAATATGGCGAAAAACGGTAACGCACCGAACCAGACGGATAACGGGGAAGGCAATATTAATGAGAATCAAGCAGCTGAAGCCTAAAGAAACGGCTTCTTTTTTAGTTGGGAGAAAGGGGTGTCACTGTTTGAGCAAATACCCGCCCCACCAACCGCGCCAACCGGATCGGCGGTTAGATTCAAACATACTGAAAGGTGGTGAAGACAGAAATGAAAAAGTTAGGATACCGGAAAAAGCCTGCTGCGGATGCTGCGGGTAACCCAATGATGGATACTGGGGACAATCCGATGATGATGGACGATCCGGATGATATGGATAACAGTGCCGATTCTGATTCCGATTCCGATGACGACCCGGATGACGATGTTGAATTGATGATGGGGGACGGCCCACGCTTCCGGAAAGGCAACGTCGAGTACCGGGCCATCGAGCTCAGGGCCAGCGTCATGGATACCGAAGAAGGCCAGCCCATTCTGAAGGTGCTGGAAGGCCGGGCGATCGTCTTTGATACGCCGACCCCCTTATTCCAGGACTATGACGGGACAACGTATTACGAACAAATCCACCATGATGCGCTGAACGGTGTCGATCTCTCCAATGTGGTCCTCAAGTATAACCACTCGGAACACGTTCCGCCTCTGGCAAGCACCAAAGCGGGAACCCTCGACTTGAAGGTGGATAGCAAGGGCTTAGGAATCACCGCCCGCATGGCGAACACCACCCAGGCCAGTGATATTCATGAGTTGGTGCGCACGGGACATCTGGATAAGATGTCTTTTGCTTTTACGGTAGCCAATGATGCCTATGATCCAAAGACCAAAACCCGGACAATCTTCAGCTTCGATAAAATCTACGACGTTTCCGTGGTGGACTTCCCGGCCTATGAACAGACGAGTATCTTTGCCCGGAATTACATTAAAGCTCAGCAGGAAGCCAGGCGCAAAGAACAACAAAGGCAGGAGCAGGAAGCAGAGCTTAGGCGGCAAGCGGAGCTAGAGGCTGAAGAAATAAAGAAACGGGAAGCCGAGGAAGTTAAGAAGCGAGAAGCTGATGACGTAAGAAAACAAACAGAACGCAAGCAATTAATCCTCAAAACTTACGTTTAAATGCCCTTCACAAAAAAAGTGACGGGCTTTTTTATTGCCAAAATGAAAGGTGGACAAGTACATGTACAAACGCCTCAAGGAAATCGAAAGCCGCAAAGATGAAATCCGGAGTTTAATCGAATCCGGTCAAGACCTCGATGTGAAAGCTATCTCGGATGAGTTGGAAACCCTCTCGAAAGAGGAAAGAGGTATCCTGAACAAAATTGAACTCCTGCAAAAAGCCAGTACCGGAACAGTGATTTTGAACGAAGTACAGGAAAACCGGCGTGGTTTCCAAGGCCAGGGCGGGTTATCCGCTGCCGAACACGACATGCTGGAAGCGAGAAAGACCAAAGAATACCGCAACGCTTTCTTTAAGATGCTGCAAGCTGGCAAGTCCAGTCTTGGCACCGAAGAGAGAAATATCCTGCACCGGGGCAATGCCATCGGCAATGGCAAGAACCTGACGGAACTGCGTTTTACCTCCGATTCCTCCAGTGCCGGGGCAGCCATCCCCCAGATCACCTGGGATATGGTGATCCAAAAAATGCTCGTTGTCTCCGCCGTTTATCCATTTATTTCGAAGTACAACCTCAAGGGCAATCTCAAAGTACCTTATGAGGATGTGTTCAATGATGCCGCTTGGACAGCGGAAGGTACGACCGTTAATCCCGGTAATGATACTTTATCAGGGCTCCTCTTGTCTGCCTACGACCTGATTAAGACTGTGCAGGTCAGCCGGGTGGTGGAGCAGCTTTCCGTCGATGCCTTCGAAACCTATATCGTGGACAAGCTCTTCCGCAAACTGATGGTGGCCATTGAAAACGCGATCCTCAACGGTACCGGAGCCAGCAACAAGCAGCCGACCGGTATCTTAAACGCCATCACCTGGGGAGCCGGGAACAGTATCGCCTATGGCAAGACCCTCAGCACTCTAACTTACGATACCTTCACCCAATTAAAAGGCAAACTGCTGGCACCTTATCATTCCAACGCCTTTTGGGTAATGTCCAGCAACACTCTTTATACCGGTGTCGCAGCCATTAAGGATGCCCTCGGCAGGCCGATCTTCCTGGATAACCCACAGTGGGGTTTGACTAATGCGATGGGTAACGGCGAGCAGGTGGATTACAGTAAAACGGCCATCGTCGGACGGATTCTTGGCAACCCGGTGGTTATGAGCCCCTATATTCCCGATGGCCACATTCTGTTCGGGGATTTAAGATTCTATCACTTCAACCTCAGTGTGGATGTGCTGATTGAGAAGTCCTATGAATACGGCTTTGCCAG